CCCCCGGAATGGGGAATAGGGGCAGCTGCGGCCCGGGATATTGACCAAGAAGTCTCTCCCGGGCCACAGTCACACCAAAGGACAGAAAGACAGCAACCTATGACCCCCCTTGATGAAGCCATCATCGAGAACGACCTCCTCCCCGAGGACCAGCGAGCCAGCAACGTCGAGCTCGCAGAACGCTTCAACACGTCAGAATCCTCCGTGAGACGCCACCGCGCCAAACTCAAGCGTAGGGGCGCCCCCGATGAGGGCCACGACGCATTCTTCAACGACGTCCCCGTCGAAGCCATCACACAGCGGGGGAAGACCATCCGCCTCCCCGACGGCTCCTACGAGAAGATCACGTGGCAGCCCGGGGCCGTGGAGATGGCCGAAGCCAGGCGCCTCTCCTACGATGACCTCACGCCCGTGTTCCAGGAGCCGCTCCTCCCCAAGCCCGCTAAGGTCGCCGACGACTCCACGAAGGTCGTCTGTTTGGCGGATCTACAGTGCGGGAAGGTCCAGGGCGGTGGGGGCACTGAGGACACTGTGCGCCTCGTGCGCCGCGCCCTCAAGGACATCGCAGACGACATCCGCTTCCGTGGCCCCTACAAGCGCATCATCCTCGCCGACGTCGGAGACTCCACGGAGGGGTTCTGGAACGTCGCCAGCCAGGCCCAGACCAACGACCTGTCCCTCACCGAGCAGATTCGCGTTGTACAGCGCCTCTACGCCGAAGCCCTGCACCTCCTCACCCCCCTATGCGAGTCCCTCTACTATGTTGCAGTCCCATCCAACCACTGCGCCGTCCGCGTCAGCAGAGGCAAGAACAGTCGCGCCAACGCCCCCGATGACGACTTCGGCATCATGATCAGCCACAACATTGAGGACATTATTGCTGGGCGGCCAGGCTACGAGCACGTGCAGTTCTACCGCCCCGAGAAGTGGGAGGAAGCCGTCACCGTCGCAGCCGCGGACGGCACCCGTATCGGGTTCACACACGGCCATCTGGCGGGCCAACAGTCGAAGGTGCCCTCATGGTTCAGGGACCTCGCGTTCGGGCGCAGGAGCGGCCTCTACGACGCCCGCATACTGGTACACGGGCACTGGCACAACTTCGCCGTGACCCAGGCCGGGGACGCCAGGTGGATCATCTCCTGCCCCTCCGCCGACCGGGGGAGCGACTGGTGGACCAACCTATCCGGAGACTCCACCAGGCCCGCTATCCTCACGTTCGAGGCTCAGGGCGGGAACGCCTCCGCCTGGGACCTCTACTCGTAGGTTTCACGTGAAACACAAGGCCCCCGCTTGTAACCTGCCAGGTACAAGCGGGGGCTCGGTGTTAAGGTGACATAAAACAGGACAGAGGAGGTGACCATGAGCTACTACTGGAACGCGTTTGTTGTTTACCCGGCACACAACATCTACCACCGACTGACTCGCCTCTGGTGAAATAACGAAGCGCCCCGCCTACTATTGGGCAGGGCGCTTCGTTGTGCTATCAGGCCTTGATAGCGGCCAGAGCCTCAGGCGTGCCCACAGCCCAACCCACGATGGTTGCGCCAGCCGCCTTGGCGGCACTCTTAGCAGCCTCCTGCTCATCCTTGGAGGCGACCAGCACCCACACGCCGTCAGGGAAGGTCTGCTTCACAACACCCCACACGCCAGCGCCCGCCTTAGCGGCCGACAGGAGGCCCTTCTGGGCGTCCTTGACCGGGTCCGTCAGGTGCCAGTCCGCGGTAGCGTCCAGGGCGTCACAGACGCGCGTGAACGCCGGGTACTGGGTCTTCATGATTCCGCGCAGCTTCGTCTGGCCACGCCCGTGCACCGCCTGGTAGGTCTTCCCCGCCCGAGCCCCGAGGACCGCGAGCATCTTCCCGTCCGACGACTTCCAGTAGTCGGCTGCGGAGTCCGCGAGACCATTCCTGACGTTCGGCAGGAACTCGATGCCGGCAGCCTCGAACATGTCCGCGGCCTCGACCATGCCCGCACAGTCCAGGCCGAACCCCTTCGCGCCCTGGATGCTCACGTTGGAGAACTCGCGCTTGGCGCTGTCGTTGCCGGTGAAACTGTCGGGGATGCCCACGGCCAGGTCAGTCGTGTCAGCCGTGCCACGCAGCGGCACAACTACCTGGGTAGGCTTCAGGGCAGCGATCGCCTTGAGGTCATTCAGCGAGTAGGTGACGCGGTTCGGGTCGCCCCAACCTCCGGAGAGCCACGCCATGATCGGAAGGCCATCACCGTGGGCGGGAGGCGGCGTAGGCGGGGCGGCGGGGGCGGTCGGGGTGACCGGGCCCTGCGCCTTACACCATGCGGCCAGGGACGCCACAGCGTCACTGATACGCTTCGCCCCCGCAGCGCCAAACGCGGCAGCCCCCATCTTCGTCGGGTGAGTATCATCCGACAGGAGGAGCGTGTCCCGGGTGCCGTCCCCCGTAGGCGCCCCCGAATTGCCGGTGCCAGACAGAACATCCGACACCTGCACGACAGGGGCCCCCGAGGAGACGGGAGTGACCCCCGAGGCAGGAACCCAAGGCTGCGTCACACGGTAGGCGACACCGTTATAGATCACGACGTCGCCCGTAGCACACACGCGCTCATCACGCCACAGCACAGCCTGCTTCTCAACCACACCGAGCCAGTCAACGAAGGCGACACCATTGGCGGCGCCACCAGAAGCATCAACGCCGGCCTTCGTGGCCTGAACATTGATGTGAGCCGACTGAGACTGGAGCCGAGCCACCGAGGACGGCTGAGGCCCCAGCACAACGATCGGCACCTGAGGCAGCTTCGCCCGCACCTTCGAGATGAACGACTTCACGGCCTCCGTGATCGCCCCACCAGCAGCATCCCCATTGTCGATCACCTTGTCGGCGTTCAGGGAGCCGATAGTCACGATAAGGTTCGGGGCTGCCGCACAGACGGCGTTGACGCGGGCATCCACCTCGAAGCCGTCGCGCCCAGAAGCGGAGTAGCCGAAACCGGAGCCGTCGACAGCGCTGAATGCGGGCACACAGCCGAGGGCGCGAGACACGACAGAGGGAAGGTTGAAACCCTGCCCCATCGTGGACTCCGTGGACCAAGAGTCCCCGAAGAACCCGACCGTCGGGACCAGCTGGCCTGCCCTGAGCGGGAGCGCCGACAGCGGGGCGGCCGCAGGCGCCGGAGCGGGAGACCCCCCTCCCTGCTGGTTCTTGACCCCCTCCAGCTCCGTCTTCGTCGCATAGGTTGAGGCAACCTCACCCTTGGTGGGGTAGGTTGCCTGTGCGTCCCCCTTGGTGACATATGTGTTGGAGGCGTCCGAGCGGGTCAGGTAAGGAGACAGATCAGGGGCCCCACCGCCCAGCTGGGCCTGCGCCAAAGCCTCCTTCGTCGCATACGTGCCAGCAACATCGCTAGCCTTCGCATACTCCCCCAAATCAGTCTTCGCAGCGAAAACCTCGTCGGCCTTCGCCTTGCTGTACCAGGTGCGGTCACCCATTGATGTCTTCCTTCCATGCGAGTAGGCCTCCGCCAATCTCAACAATGTCGTTAGGGTTGATGGCCTCCAGTAGGCCCTCCCCGGCTGGGCGCACCCTCGCGGAGGAGGCGTCCTCCACCCTGCGCCCAGCGACGATGTCTGTCAGGTCTACGGTCGTGTTGGCGATGATCCCGGCGAGGTACTCCCGCGGGCCGCCGGGGGTGCCGGGCACGTCGACCATCACCCGGTAGTTGCGCTCACTGTCTGGGAGGGACTCTGGGGCTACGAGCCGGAAGGCCCGTTCCTCGCTGGCGTCAACGAGGTACCCGTTAGCGGTCAGCCTCCCCGCCGCATAATGGGCGACCACAAGCCTGTTGCCGTCCTCCTCCACACCCTCATAGGGGGTGAGGGGGAAGAACTCAACACGCCCCTCCCGGCCCAGGCCGTCAGGGCCAACAACGCGGCCCGTGATAGTGGCGTAGCCGCTCATGAAGCCTCCTTGCGAGGGAAGTCCTTCTTCTTCATCCGATCAATCCGGTCATGGAGGGAATCAACCTCACTGTACAGGTGGGCCCTGTCCGTGCGGGCGTCGCTACGGACACCCTCCACCTGCCCCTCCAGGGACTGGAGCCGATGCGACTGGGCCTTCACACTGTCCGTAAGATCAACAACCACCTCCGCTAGGGAGTCCATCCGCTTCGTCAAGTCGTCGAATCGCATATCTAGGTCGTCTCGCAGGTTCGTCTCATGGTTGTTGTGCACCCCCTCGGATGCGGACTCGGCCGCGTCAGCAGCCCTAGCGGCGTGCACCGCCACCTTCGCTAGCCGCTCATCCACGCTCTTCTGCTGCAACTTCAGCCTGCTCGCAAGCCGGGCAACCAGTGCAGCCAGCAGGGCGACCGTAGCCGCAATGAGATCAGGGGATGTTAGGATTTGCCCTATCGGCAGGGCGCTCTCTGCTGGCAGCATGGTTCGCTCAGCCCGCGTGGCGGGGAGTGTACTCGACGGGGGCCGTGGCGATAGCCCTGTCCGTCTCCTTCGCATCAGCGAGAGACGTCAGGACGCTAATCAGGACCGCCGTAGCCGTAAGCCCGAGGGCACCCTTCCAGTTGATGTCGAAAATACCGACACCGACAGTAAGAGTGCTCACAAGGACCTGGGCGAAAGTCTTGATGGCGCGATCGCGCACGCCAGACCAGAACGAGGCGCGAGCGTAAATGCTCATGCACTCACCCCTTTACACATGCAGCTAGGGGGCAGGACTTCCGCCCCACCCCCTAGTCTACCGGCCTAATAGGTCCGGCTGTCACATGAGCCTGAACGAGGCAGGTCTCGATCTGTTTAAGGCCTCCTGGAGTGCCGCCCACGTGGCCTCACCCGGCTCCCCGTCAACATAGTCGCCGAACGACCAACCGTCAGCGAACTCAGCCCACATGGCGGGGGCGACAGGACGCACCCAGCACCAGGCCCAGTACTGGAAAACGCGGATAACATGCGAGTCCCAGCCCCGATCCTCGGGAAGCTCCCCCGCCCCAACAAGCATCTGCTGAGAGTGCGCGGGGACCGTCTTGTTCAGGTAGCGGCGGAGGGTCGCGACAGCGAACGGCTCATCGGAGCCGGGGGGGGAGACGGCAAAGAGGCGCTT